TATCTTTGCCACAATCGTGTTGCGGTTCTGTTAAATGAAACTGTGCCGCTTGAGTTAGTATTTTTAACAAACTCGTATTTAAAAGCAAATTGAACGCCATTGGCGTTGCTTGCGTGTTTAATAAAAGTATCGCCTTCCTCGTAATCGCCGTTGTAGTTACGCAGCTCAACGCGCTCAACACGCCACCATTTATTTCGGGGTGTGTGATCGTAGTTTTGTTCATACGAAATCAAATGTAGCCTCATATAAACTTCTTTTCCTGAAACGCGGGTGTATTCCCAGTTTTCGATGATACGCCTTGTGTCATTAGGAAGTCCCGCATTGTCATTGGCAAAGTACGGGTCTTCTCCAAGAGCTAACGCATAAATATTGCTTTCGGTCCTATCGTTGATTTCATCCCCTTGCTTGTAGCCTGAGCCAGTCTCGTTAGCCACAATGCTGACCGCTTCAGGGCTTAGATCAAGACTTTGGTTTTCTTTGCCAGGAGTGCCATAAATAATATCAATATTGCCGTCACCATCTACATCAACAACTTCAGGTACTGCAGCCATCTCAAAGTGAACAAACTTATTTCGTGGCTCTTGTTTATACCCACGGGCTCTAATCCCAAACTGCCCATAAATAGTTTCACCAAACCAAGACTCCGCGCCAGTTCGCCCTGCATCTAAAACAAAAACATCGCCCTCACCATTGCTTTGGTTCACAAAGATAGCGCTATTAAATGGGCGGAGACGGTATTCAAACTGCTTGCGCTCAGGGTGCGCAACCCTGATAAATGAATACACATCGACAGGAGAGTTGCCAAGAACAGCAAAGAGGTAAGGGCCTATATTCACCCAACCCTTGTTGCTGCTTTCTGATTCGTCGTAATTGCTTGGACGTACATCAAGAGCAAAAAACGACATCCGATGCGCGAATGAAGTTACCTTGCCTTCTGTGTAGGAAATATTGTCCTCATTAGCCCTAACAAGATTTCTAGGGGACGGAACAGTGTTGAAGTTGGTTATGCCTTCAAACTTTGCCCAGACCTGTGACTTGATTCCAATTTCAGTTACATCACAAGCTCGGGTGTTTTGAAAAGTCCCAATTTCATACTTCAGCAGCGGATACCATGCCTCATGTATATCATCATCAACCTGCGTAAACGGAACGCGGCTTTTCTTTGTGATTGCTGATTCACTTACGATGCCAATTTTTTTCTGAAGACGGCTCCAGGTCTCGATACACTCAAGCGTTACCAAGATTCCGTTAGCCACATGATCAGCGTTTGACGCATCGTAAACCTCTTGGGTGCTGCGGCTTATAACTTTCCAAGTAGTACGGCCAATCATCCAAGTTGAGCCACGCTTAAACATGGCGTCGTATCTTGCCGATTCAGCTTGTATCGCAGACCGAATATCACTTAAATCGACAGGCTCGACATCGCTTCCGACTGAAAAGGGTTTTTCTTTCTGCCTGTCCCTGCCGATTAAAACGTCAATAGTGTCACCGACTTGGCACTCAACTTCACGCTTTACGTTTTGCCAAGACTCATGTTCTCGGTGCTGGTGCCTGACCGTGTGTGTGACCGTTGTTTCCGTTCCGTTGACACTTTTGTGTTTGACGATTCCCACGCGCCTTGCATAGTTCGTGCCAGTGCCAGGCTGACCGCATCGCTCAGCGTCTTTGTCAGTATCTTTAGAGCCGCCTCCAAAAGGATGCTCATCCATTAAGTACTCATCAACATATTTTTTCTGTTGGTTTTTGGCTTGCTTCTTTGCTTTTTTATCCGCGTCTTCTGGGACGGAAACAATTCTCCAGTTTGGGCGGAATGGCGTGCCGTTCGGGACACCGCTGTAAACGCCAAAACGTGTCTGCGATGAAGGTGTAAACGCACCACAAAAAGCAGGCTGCGCAGTTCCATTCCTTGACGGCGCATAAAACACCTGATCCGCACCATTCAGCCCTGGGTTATCCCTGTCGCCATCAATAGCTAAGTTGCCGTACCGCAAGTTGTAAGCGCGTAGGCGGCTGCCAACTCCTAAAACCTCAAACCCGCCGTTCCAATAAAAATCAAAATATTCTTCATAGATGCCGTCCAAGGCATTGTTGCCAAGAAAGATTCCGGCTAGCTCAGGCTTCGCCATGTTGCCTTGGCCAGCAATAGTCACAATCTCAGCAATCTGATAACTGCCCCAGCTCTTCATGCGGGACCACACCAACTGCGGTGAAATCAACAGGCCGCCTGTTCCTTTGTCGTCGTTCTGGTCGTCAGGATTAACTTGACCCTTGCGCCGGGTAAATGCGATCGGAACGGTCTGACCGTATTCAGCTAATTCTTGAAGGCTGTCAAAGCCAAAGGATGGTGTGTAAGCATCTTTGCCTGAACGACCTCCAAGCTGACGCCGCCTAATTTGATCCCCTTGTGGCTGCTTTGGCTTAGGAGTCAGCAGCATTGCTGCCGCAGTGAAGATCAAGCCAATGGCAATTTGAACTAGAACTGCTGTTTCAATGTTTTGAATATCAGGAATATGCGCATAATCCTCAGGACGTTCTTTGCATCGACGCTCTACCTCTTGCGCAAACTGTCGATACTCTTGCTCACTACAACCAAGAGCTGTAATCAGCCGCTTTTCATACGGAAGCAGTGGCTGCTCGACACCCCGTCGATAGGGCACCATGCGACCGCCTTCAAATGCCGATTGATGTAGAGACATCCTCTGCTCCAAACGACTGCAAAGACAGGATTACCCTGATCTAGCAGCAACACGTCCCCATCGTAACCGGGCTGGTCAATTCGACTCCCCCACTTCAATAAATCTCGTCCGTACTGCCTAACGCTCTGGTTGTACCAGTCATATTTGAATTGAGGCGTTGGAATGTTCATCCGCCCCAACACCACATAAACCAAATGGATACAGTCGATCGCTCCGTCCGCTTCAGTGCCATCAGCACCTAAGCGATACGGTCTGCCGATTAGATCAATCACGCTACTCGAACGCTGCTAGTCAAAGGTAAATGACCAACAAGCTGTCGCGTCAAACGCTTGCGTGGCACGTCCGCTCCAACAGCATCAAACACTGATGCCAGCTCTAGCGTCAACGCACTGCTATCCCATTTGGCGCTGACAATCTGCCCGATGTACTGATTGATCAAGGTGTAACCCTCTTTGTCGTTTGGATCGATCAACACGGTGCGGACGTTGGCAAGATATTCGTCTTGCACTGCGACCGTTGCAAACGAACGACTCAGCTCGTTGTTGGGGAATGACAAGCTCGCAGGCTGGTTGTCCCCAGACTTAGTAATTGTGACGCCTGAAAAAGCAAACGGCAAAAAGCCAAACTCAACTCGCCTGTTTGTGTCTAGCGTAAAAAAAGGTGCGTCCTCACCGACCCAGTAGTTTTGAAATTTGTAATCGCCCAAGGTGGTTTTTGAGCGCAACGTCAAATAATGGCCAAACGCAAGACTGTTATCTCTGTTTTCTTCGCCAATGGTTCTTGCCGCACCACCCATCCCGGAGTGGTTTGTGCAGTAGTAATACAGCAGCGGAGCATCAAGGGCAACTTCAATCTCTGTGTAAGCGCCTGAGCTGCCGGGAGTTCCGGCAGTTGTTACGCCTGTTGTGTACTCATCCCCATCGCCGTGGGTTCCATCCGGTGTGGTGCTAAATCGAAGCGGGTGCCCTGAGTTGCTGGAATCTTCCTGCGTAAAACGGTAAGTCTTGCCCTCTGTCAGTGACAGCGTTTGGGCATCTACAGATCCGCCATCAAAGCGATAGCGATTGCCGCCGCCGCTAGCGACAACGGTTACGGCAAATGTTTGATCTGCCATCAGAGACCAATCCTCCGGCGCTGTGATGTGTTCTGCCTAAGAGTAGCCAAAGCGCGTTGCTCACCTTGTGTTGCACCTTGAACCGCAGCCTGCTGCATCCCACGTTGGAATTGATCAGCAGTCACATAATCAATGCTATTGATTCGTTCAACGGTGTAGCGAACGTCGATTGGTGCAGCAACTGCTGTTCCACCACCATCCTCGCTAGTACCGCCAGCACCGCTTTCAGGAATGACAGAACCACCACGAGCGCCGCGTGAATAACGCGCCATGCTTTCACGCATTTTGCTTTCAGGGATGATGTATTCAGGCTCACCACCTTCGCCAACAAGAGCATTGGTTGGGCCTGAAACATAAGCGCCTTCTGCCGCCTTCAGTTGCACAGCATCAGGCATTGTCACCGGAGGAGTAGGTGCTCCACCGCCACCACCACCACCACCAGGCAGCGTGAGACCTAGCGCCTTCATGATCGTGCCGTACAGGATCATCGCCAGCTGCTGCGCAATGATCTGTGCCGCCATATCAAGGAAGTGCTCAGCAACCGACGCCATCATGTCGGCCAAGGCTTCCTGTGCTGTCTTGCTGCCAGTGATGACACCCTTGAATGAATTCGCGAAGGCGTTGCCGATTGCGGTTGCACCAGCAGCAACTTGATTCTCTAACTTGAGCAATTCTTCTAACTGCTGCTTCATTTGGAAGCCTGGATCGGCTTCGCGCTTTGCTTTTTCGTCGGCTTCACGCTTCTTCCGTTCGCTCTCCGCGAGATCGGCAGCCTTTTGGTCAATAGCAAAAATCTTTTTCCTAAAATTATGTGTTGCCTCTTCTAATGCGTTCGCTTTTTTGTTGCCCTCTAACGTGCCCTCTTGAATCTTTTGTCTCTCGACCATCAACTCAAGAGTTGCAATCTCCCTTTCATTGCCAAGTTCTTTTTCTTCACGAAGCCGCCGATTCAGTTCGAGCAGCTTGTCTGACATATCAACCTGTTCTTTCGTCTTTTTATCGAGCTTGCCCCCGGTAGGATTGATTGCATTTTGCGCACCTTGCTGTTGTTGCTGTGCAACCTCAGCACTTGTAGTGCCCTCCGTAACACCCTTGCCAAGAGCGACAGTTTCGCTGACGAAAGAAGAAACGGCAGCAGCCTTGCCCTCTAAGAAGTCGCGGATTGGTGGAGGTATTAATTTGTAAGCCGCTCCTATATAACCAACAATTTTTTCTAACGCGCTCCTAAAGAAACCCGTAACTGAATTAAGAGAGTTTTGGCCAGATGTAACAATTAGACTGGCAAGACCGCCAACAACTTGTCCAATACGCACCCCGACGCCGACAACAAAATCGATAAGCGCCCTAGCACCGCCAATAACAAATTGAAAGCCTTTTTCTAGCTCAAACGCTGCGTTGAGACCCTCGATCCCAAGCGCTTCACTGATAGCCTTACCTGCCGCATTGACAGCAGCATTAATTGCCCGGAAAGGCGCTAAAACACCGCTAATTGCTACCGCTAAAACTTCAACTGTGACAGCAGCAACCTTAAAAGTCTCTTTTATGATGATGCCAAGCTCAGACTGATCACTAAATAAATTTTGAAAAGCTGTTGTCAATCTCTTTAACTGCCCATCAATTGTGTCGGAAGCGGTGAAGGCCGCCTCTGCTGCTTTACCTTGTGCGTTCTTCTGGTTCTCTAGCAGCTTGTTGTATTTGTCTGTATCGGCGAGCAATGAAATTATTGCTTGCCCACCTTCAATTCCAAAAGCCTTGATAATGGTGCCGGTGTCAGCCCCTGTTTTTTTAATCTTTTCAAGCGTGCCCACCAAACCATCACTCTTCAGCGTGGCTGCGTTAATTTCAACGCCAAATTTTTGAAACTCCTTGCCTACTTTGCCCCCAGCAATTTGAGCAAACGCATTCTTAAGGGACGTGAATGTGACCTCTGCCTTTTCGCCCTTTCCTGTAATTTGCGCCACTGCAGCGTTGACTTCCTCTAGCGGCACACCTAATGCAGCAGCGATAGGTGCAACCTTGGCAATGTTTGCCGCATATTGACCAATAACAATCTTGCCGTCATTTTGCGTTTGAATGAATCCATCGACCAACTTAGAAGCTTTATCTGCCTCCAGTCCGTAAGCATTCAAGACGGAGGTTGTGGCATCGCCAACGGTGTTGATGTCGCTAAAACCGCCAGTCGCGCCTTGGCTCGCAGCTTTCAAAATGTTGGCCGCATCAGCTGCGTTCGTGAAACCTGCCGACGCGACGTCGTAGGCAGCACTTGTCAAATCAACAACGCTGGCTTGTCCTGATAGCTCTCGGCTGACATCGGACAGACGTGCCTTGAGTTCTTGGCTATTGACACCAAGAGATTTGACCTTTGCCTCAGCAAAGTCTTGTTGACGCAAAACGCCAAACACTTGCCCCAGGCTTGCAGCGGCAGCGACAACAGCCGTGATGGGGCCAAGTGCAGCACCTAAGGCC